TTGGGTACACGTAAATGCAGGTTCGAGTCCTGTCTCCCCGACTTTAGATTCTGAATAGTTCAGAATGCCTTGTAAACTTTTCGGATGTAATCATGAGCGATAGAGATCGCGTGCGTTGGGTCAACATTCGCAGTTCCCAGACCAACAAGAGAACAGGCCAGGTGCTCTTTGTCGAGCACGACCGGGTCTGGGGCCCCCAATATCTGGTGCAGGTCATCAACAAAGAGTGGGGCGATGAGCAATTTTGGATGAGAAAGCACGAGATTTCTTACATCTGAACACCATGCCATCTCCTGATTACCATTTTTGCTACGACGCGGACGAACATCAGGATACGCCTGTTCAAAGACTAAATGCGTTGATTCGAAAACTCATGGATGGGTATCCGCCAGAAGGCGAAGTCGAAATGCGACTAGCCCGCGAAGCCTTACAGGGACTATTTCATCCCGAAAATGTTTGCATTTGCTACGACGCAGCCACAGCCGCACGTATTGCCGAGGCGATACTAAAAGCCCACCCCGGTCAATAAATCGAAACCCTGCCGCCCAGGCCCAATGGCCTGGGTTGTTTCTTTTGGGAATAGATCGACTCGTGGCATACAATATACCATGAATATGCGATATGGCCTGTGTTGTAAACTATCCGATGGTGGGTCTCACAAGACCATGACCCGCAAGCAGTATCTAAAATTGCGGTCTGAATGTGGGCTGGCCACGACCATGTTCAAGATTTCTCAAATCGCCATTCGCAATTTCAATGTCACTTCTGACCTGGGCGAAATTTGCGATCTCAATAAATGGGTGTATCGCGTAGGTAGCAATATGGTTCCAGTTGTCACTATCGATGGACTCGATTTTGGCATGGACGACATTGTTCGTGTCAGTGGCAATGCTCTAGATGTTGCTGCCGGAAGACTCAAGAAACTCGTTTCCGAAGGTTTGCGCATCAGTTGCCATCCCGACCAGTTTAACGTACTGGCAAGCGAGAACGGTGCGGTTTGCATTCGTACCCAATATCAGTTGGAACATGAAGCCCGAATCATGACAATGTTTGGAGCAGAATCCAACTACAATAGTCCCATGAACATTCACATGAATTGTTCTCGTGGCACACATGCAGAAATCGCCGATCGGTTTGTTCGAAATTGGAATCGACTTTCTCCGGTTGTTCGCAGCCGCCTTGTTCTCGAAAACGAGGACAAGGGAATCTGGACGGTCGAAGCGTTGTATAAATACATTCACCAACGCACGGGAATTCCCATCACTTTTGACTATCTGCACCACCAGTGCAATCCCGGTACAATGAGCGAGAGAGATGCATTCGAGTGTGCCTATTCCACATGGCCAGACGGCGTTCGCCCTCTATTCCACTACGCGCAATCGGATCCCGGCAACAAAAACAAACGAGCCCATGCTTCCATGCCCTATGGCACTCCCTTTGACACCTACGGCAAATCGTTCGACGTTGACATGGAATTCAAGAACAAAGATCTGGCCATCGTTGAGTATTGCACCAAAATCCTGACACCCTGAGAAACTCATGCCAAATTACGATTACAAATGCAGTTCCTGCCAGCACCAGTTTGAGCAGTTTCAAAAAATCGATGATCGAAAGAAACCGTGCAAGTTGGCCTGCCCATCGTGCAACCAAAGCAACACTATCGATCTCGTGATCGGTGCTCCAGCCGTCTGTGACCCAGTCAAGATTGGCACGAAAAAAACCGACAAGGGCTGGAAAGAAGTACTAGATAAAGTACGAAAAGCCAACCCCAGAACCCGAATCACAAATAGGTTTGAATGACCCACCAATTTCAACATCTTAACATATCACATCGTCTTCGTCACGACCGAGGATTGATTCAAAGCATGGAAATCGAGGATGGGCGGTACTACCGAATCCCCGAATTTGTTCCACGGTGGTATCCGTCAGTTACCACGGTAACAGGTTTCTCCAAGCGGGATTTCTTCCAGAAATGGAGAGAATCACCAAACAACCAGAAACTGATGGAACACGCGTCGAATCGTGGTAACGATCTGCATTTGATGATCGAGCAATATCTCAAAAACGATGCGTCCTACCTAAATTCTCATCACATTCTAACCAAATTCATCTTTCAGAAAATGCAGCCGTATCTGCACAACATCTCTGACATATGCATGCAAGAATCCCCCATGTGGTCCAATGAGTTGCGCATGGCGGGTCGGGTAGACTGCATTGCAAACTACAAGAATGTACCAAGCATCATCGACTTCAAGGGTAGTGGCAAAGAGAAAAAAGAACAGTGGATTCAGAATTACTTTGAACAGGCAACATGCTATGCCAGAATGTTCAAGGAAATGACCGGAGCCACCATACCCCAAATCGTCATCCTTATCGGAAACGAACAAGGAACAGTTCAAGAGTTCATCAAAAAAACCTCGGAATATGAAACCCAATTGCAGACTACTGTAGATCTGTATTGGAAGCAACATGATTATGACGAGGTACAAAAGAAGTGTGAGGATATATGGGCGCGTCGTTCAAACTGACCAAAAGATCGTTTTCCAAAGAAGTTTTGGATTACCAAGAAAAGCACAAGTGCAATACGATTGATGCAGTCTTACATTTGTGCGAAACCCACCGGATAGATCCAGAAACCGTCAAGGGATTGTTAACACCAGACGTACGGGAAAGATTGGATTTTGATTTCCAGAAATTGAACCTGCGTCCTAAACCAAGAACTCTTCCAGTCAGAACACAGTAAACACCGAGGTCAACCATGACGGGTTTCGAGATTTTTGGGATTTACTTGGGCATCAAGGCGCACTTCCAGAAATCATATGACTACTCGCGTTATGGTCCTGTAAATGCCAAACGCCAGACATACAATCAACGCCGAGACCGCTACTTCTTCGAGAAACTATCCAAAAAACTCAATGATTGTGACGTAGTGAATTTCTTCGTGGCCAATTTCATGCACGACGAAACCCGTTGGATCGGCGACATGCTGGACGAACAATCGCTAAGTGTATACAAGGCTTGGCAAACACGTTACGAAAGCATGGACTATCGCTACAAACAGGATGTGCATACCATATGTGAACATCTCGAAGCCAACCGTCTCAAATTCAATGATCTCTTCGAATGCGAAAAAGGAGCACGGCATCCCCTCATCTTCCAGTTTGCCATACAAGGCAAGATCACCCCCGAATCATTCATCATATTGAACGATATCCTACAGTTTTTGCCCGCATTTGATCGACATTTGGGCCACGACCCAACATATCAAGCCATGAGTCTAAAGTACAAGAAATACCGTTGCTTTTTTCCCACCCTAAATCGATCCGCATACCGAAAAGTGCTACGGGATGAATTGGAATTCATGAGCTTGGTATAAATACCAGTGATACGAAACTCGATACACAAAACAGAAAGGAATATATGAGTTTTGAGAAATACTTGCAGCGTTCGGCTCAGACCGTTGGTTCACTTAGCCGTGAACTGGAGAAGATGAACAAGAAGGGCGAATCGTATACAGACGATCGCTTCTGGGTTCCCGGTAAGGACAAGACTGGTAACGGATTTGCCGTTATTCGGTTCTTGCCTGCCGGTGGAGATGAAGAAATTCCGTGGGCAAGAGTTTTCAGCCACGGCTTTCAAGGCCCCAAGGGAGACTGGTTCATCGAGAATTGTCCGACCACTCTCAATGGTCAGAAGTGCCCGGTCTGCGAAGCCAACAGTGTTTTGTGGAACAGCGGGCTGGACAGCGACAAGGAAATTGCCCGCGCTCGTAAGCGCAAGTTGAGCTACATCAGCAACATTTACGTGATCAATGATCCGGCTAACAAAGAGAACGAGGGCAAGGTCTTCCTCTACCGTTACGGCAAAAAGATCTTCGACAAGATCACCGAGTGTATGACTCCGGCTTATGCCGGTGAAGAACCCATCGATCCGTTCAATCCATTGACCGGCAAGGTGTTCAAGCTCAAGATCAAGCAGATCGGCGACTATCCCAACTACGACAGCAGTGAATTTGGTCAGGCCGGGCCTCTATTTGCCGATCGGGCCAAAATCGCAGAGGTGTTCGATAAGCTATACCCTCTGGGTGAATTCACCGATCCGACGAAGTTCAAGAGCTATGATGAGCTATCGGCACGCTTGACGACTGTGCTTGGTTCTGGTTCGAGTGCGCCTAGAACCACAGCCGCAGAATCGTCAACCACCAAGCAAAACCAGGCTCCATTCGCGGCAACATCAACACCCACCCCGTCTGCGACAGCTAAGGCAGATGATGACGATATGAGCGAGTATCTTCGCAGACTCGCGTCCGAAGAGTGATTTGACTGGTATATGATAGCAGAACGAACAGGCCCCATATGGGGCCTGTTTTTATGGACGAACATCCATATCAAATGGTCTATAGTATCTCGTTGACAACATGTAGTTTGTAGAAGATTGATCGACCACATTTGTGTTTTGCGCTGGCAAAACAATAGGCTGAGGCCATTTGTTTTCTCTTGCCAGCTTGGTCTGGTGATTTTTGGTCAGACTTCCTTCGATCATAGATCGATCAGCTTTGACCGGAACCAAAGCTTGCCCGATGTTGGTGATTTCGGATCTTTGCTGTGCATCAAAACCAGAGTATGGTGCATCCTCACGGGTCGAAAACTGCTTCTCGGGTGGCTTAACAAATTCAATTTGGTCGGTAGTAATCTGCTCGCGTTTTTCCTGAAAGCGAGTCTTCTTTTCGTCCAAACTTTTCTGTAGATCTTCTGATCCAGTATCCTGACGTTTTCCAACAGCATCAAATTTGCACCGGCACCAACTCCGGCTGATTGCGTGGCTGCTTCCATTAGGCCATTTCGGCGTTCCTTGATTTTTTCCAACTCATTTTGTTCTTGCATGATATCAAATTGACTGACGTACTGCTCGTCTCGCGGTGCTGGCTCTAGGCCATTACTGCGATCTGTGTCAATGCGTGTCTGGAAGATATCCTTGGCACCAGAAAGTTGCTGCTCTTGACGATCGGTTTCCAGAGTTCTATCACTATTCAGTTTTTTGGTTTCGGCAATCCACTTGGCGGCGATGTAAATCTCGTATGCGATTACCCCAAGACCGGCACCGATAGCCGCAAGGGTACCGGCTGTGGCCAATCCACCCATGGTAACAAACCCGCCTATAGCCTTTCCAAGCGGCACCAAAAGACTGGTAACACTGCCGCTCAAGGTCCCGATCATAGACTGAAGAGTCTTGAGACTTGGTGTCAGCCCGGCAATGACGCCACCCAACCCCCGCAACATAGACGAAAGCAATCCACCACCAGTATCTTTTGCTTGAGCATCCACTGGCTTTGGTGTCGAGTTGGCCCCCTCTCCCCGCTCGGCCTCCCTTGCTGCCTCGCGACTGGCAAGCACATCGTTCATGGTTTCGAATTTTTTCTCGATTCCACGAAGTCGATCGGTCATACTATCGACGCCCATCGAAATGCCATATAGACCCGTTTGAATTTGTTCTAGGGTGTCACTTTGTTTTTCTTGAATTCCTACCAATTCGTTCACATTGATCGAGTCGGCAATGACGTCGTTTCTGGATTGCTCGGCGGCAACCGGGGCCGTCTGAGTAATTGACGGTCGAGACAGAGATTGGATTTCGCTGATGGTGGTTGGAGCATTTGATACCCGCCCTGGTGCCGCGCGAACCATCAAGTCGGTTGCTTGTCCGTTTCGGCGACTCTGCACCACGGCAGCAGTCATAGAATCAATACTACGAACCATGGTAGCCGTCGAGACGGTCACAGTTTTGTTAACGGCAGCCAGTTCTCGATGCATCGACGCAATGGTCTTGACCATTTCTTTGGTGAAAGTTCCCATAGGCAACCCCGATTCGCGAGGCTCGCCTGCCAGTGGGGATTCTGGAACAACCACTCCCAAAGACGATTTGCTTTCGTCTCTCGATGGAGAAAATAGCCCCATTCCTGCCAGAGACTGATATACTTCCCCAGATCTAGAGGATGGGCGTCGTTCGCTATCGACGAATTTTTGCAACTTGTCTAGTACGCAACTACTGCATTTACCTTCGGCCATGGTGGGTTACTCGTGTCTTGCCAGTTTCTTGTTTTCTTCGTCGATGTGTTCTTGGAGCAGCAAAATATAGATTTCTCTCTCCCATGGCAACATATTTTCTAGTTCTGTCAGACTGTACTTGCTTAGCTGCATCAATTTGAAATTGAGTTTGTAATACCCCAACAAATCTTCATCGATGCAGCTTAGGCGAAAAAACCAAACAAATCATTCACGGTTAGCTTCTCTTGTTTGCCGCACCCCTTGCAATTCATTTCGATGGGGTATTCTAGCTTGGGTAGATGCTTGAAATAGTCGATGAGTTTGTTGTAATTCTGTTCGGTCAGGCTTTCGATGAATACCTTGAGTTGCTGTTGATCGATATCTTTGGCGTACGTAATGTCATTCCCGTCGTACACGTAATCGATGCATTGCATGACGATATCGACGTCGAGATCTTCTTTTCTCGCATCCGAACTATTCAGGAGTTTATCAATCTCGATGTTGGGGTACTTCATCATAATGCCACTCTTGGAATCGAGTTTGACATTTTTGTTGTGCTCGGGAGGTACCACGACATTGATATTCTCAAAGTCGATAGACGACGAAATCATGTGCTTGCAATGTGGGCACGGAAATTTGAAGTCGGCAGTTTCACCGATGGATTTGCTGCGGATTTTTAGGTAGAGATTGAGAAGATCAAAGAGAGCTATTTGCTCGGCGTTGACTTTACCAAAGGTGCAATTTGAGACGATTTGCTTGATGCTGTTGTATGCCGCAGTGTGACTCTTGCTCTCGGCGGCAATCATCAAGATTTTCTTCTCTTTGACCAAAAAGGGGCGGTAGTTGACTGTTACGCCTGTACTGATTAGGCGCATCTGGTATGTCGGGACTTCAATCTGTGGTAATGTCATGGTTTATCTTCCTATGAGCGAATCCAAATAACTACCGGGATTCTGAATTCCGGTTTTGATGATATTGTCACTTCGTACAAACACATCGGCCTGCTGGCCACCAACTGCAATAGTTTCGACCGTTCCTTCTCCAAATGTGCTGTTCAATTTCCCCAAGCCTTCATTGATAATCAGCCCACGCAACTCTCTTGGATCGGCGTACTTGGCATACTGTGCCACTTTTTGTGCAGTGCGAACAAATCTCTCAAACGGACTGAGTTTATCTTCGGGAATTTCGTATTCTTCAAAGGTGTTGCGATAGCGATACTGGACGATTGGATCCGACCAACGATAGCACTTGAACATGACGTCGAATTTCATGATCGGCGATCCATCGGTTTCGTGATTCAACACACTCTGGTTTACCCGCACCGGATACACATGCTCGAACTTTGTGTAGTAGAATTCGGCAGGAGTAGAATCGCTTCCCAGACCCCGCGCAATTTCTCCAAATGATGCGCCCTCGTTTGCCTGTGTAGAGCCCAACCAACCCATATCACTAGGCAGACACGCCACAATGACACTCCACGGCAGCGCGTACTTTTCGTATAGGGCCACCTCGTGGGTTCCTCGATTCACAATACCTTCCATCCAATTCAGGAAGTACTGGCGTTCAAAGAAATCGCCGCTGCACAAAAAGCTCAGTGTGAATTCGGGTGCGTAGTTTTCGGCGTATGCATGAGAAATGGGTGGCCCCGACCCGGTTGAGTTGAATTCTTGCGTCATCAATCCTTTGGCGGGTAGTATGGCCTCCTGGCACGCCAAAGCCAGTCGTTCTTTCATGTTGAGAGTTAGTGGAGTGTTGAAATTGAGAAATTTCAACTTGTCGGCGGTTTTTGGTACAGGATTCTGGTCCGGTAGATTACCCGGAATGCTGTTATCTGGACTGAAGAAATTTGCACTCACCGATGGCCCGTGAACCAATACGACAAATCGATTGCTTCGATAGGTACCTTGATGCTTGACCTGTGAAATAAAGCGGGACACCAGGTTGGACTGAGACGGGGTATTGAATTTGGTGGTGGGTTTCTCGCCCCGGGCGATTGCGACGTCGCTGGGAAGAATCACAGTGCCACCAGCAGCGGCTGGTGCTTGGGTTTGCTGTGGATTGTAGCCGGGTTGATTTACTGCCATTTGATGTTCCGATAGTTGGTACTGTCCAGAAACAAATCATAATCGGCTTTTTGCAAGTCGGCACGTCCGATTGGTACATTTCGATTGATACGAACTCGACTCAATTGGAAATCTGGGCTAATCATCAATGCATTCAGCACTTTGGCCCGCACACGAACGTCAGAGAGATCTAAAAATTTGTACTCTCGTCTATCCACACCCAGAATCAGATGAAATTCCGGAATAGATCTATTGCGAATGGCCACTCGACCAATGGTGTCAGGAGTAATTCTCAAGATTTTGCCAGCAGGTTTCTTCATTTCTTCTTTTTGTCTTTCTTGAACAGTTGCTTTTCGGTCAGAATCATGAATTCCCACTGGCGTTCGTTGCAGTATTTAGAGGCCGCTTGCCATTTGTGATTATTGACCGCCCACGTTTTCATTTCTTTGATGAACTTGGAGTTGGGTCTTTTGCTGTTTTTTGGTGTTTTGGGTGGTATCGTTTGGCGATATGGTTTGATTTCGATCAATTTGCAACTTTCGCCACCCTCTTTGGTTCGCAAACGAACCCAAAAATCTACATAATAGCGGTGCATCTTGTGATCTATGCTACTAAAGTACGGAATGACCACCTCTTCGCTAGACCATTCTAGCACACTGGGGCTACTATCGCAGAATTTCATGAATTTTCGTTCCCAGAGACTGCGATAATACACTTTCGTGGGATCCCCACGGTACTTTTCGGGTCGTTCGGGTTGATATCTTCCTTTGTAAGAGATGCTTTTCTCCAATTCTGGGATAAATACCAGATATTTAGGCGAGGAATCTGAAATTGCCCACCGATCCAGCAAATATCCCAACTACTCGGGTTGACTCCAATTTTCGCGTCTATACGCAACAAGGACCATTCACATTTGACACGGAAATTCCTGAAAATCTAGCATCGGTTCGGGATGGTAATGCTACCACCGATTTGGATGGTCGCATTACCGATGATCTGGTGCGTCGCGCCGAAAGCCGAGACAGCCAAGCCATTCTCAACAAGGTTCACTACTATCCCGAAGAAATTGGCAACATCAACGATAGTTCATTTGCCGTTGGTTATGACACTCCTCGTCATGCGCTTAAAATCTCAATTCTAGACTACTATGGAGCCAACATTCAATCTATCGACTACAAATCGATTATGGAGACAGGGCAGGAAGTCTGGGAGAAATTGAAAACCGAGCAAGGGCGACTTGAGTTGGGTACTCGGTTGGCCACCAATGAAAGTCGCCGAGTTCAGAACAGGGCCGATTCTTTGCGCGGTGGTTCGGACATACTCAATAACATCAATTCTCCGAATTCCACGCCACAACAGCGCGAACAATATCGTTCGCAGATACAAAATTGGCTGGATTCTCCGGACGGCAAACGGTTCATCGGTGCATATCTTTCGTCCACAAATGAAGAAAGAACGCTTTTGGCTCCACCACCTACCGTTACTAGCCAAACTAATGTCAATATGCGGTTGACTCCCGATGAAATAAAGAGTATCATCTATCTGTATGCCACGGGAGATAACCTAAACTACACGTACAATACTTCATGGAAAGCCATCGAAATGTTCAATGGTTTGGAGGGCGCGCTGAATGCCCTTTCTTTGGCTGGCCAAGGAAAACTTGACGAAGCTGCTAGCGGAGCGTCTGAGGCTTTGGTGGGAATTCTTAGCAACTTCTTGAGCGATTCAGACAGCAATCGAACAAAGGACGTCGTCAAAGCCATGACTTTGGCCAGGGCTGGTGTAGTCCCAGCAGACAACTATGAGTTTTTGTTCGAAGCAGTGAAACGTCGCTCGTTTGGTGTGAGTACAGTATTCATGCCAAAGTCACAAAAAGAGATCATTTCTGTTGGTAAGATTCTTTCGGCTCTAAAGTACTATGCCCACCCGTCTCGCCCAGACATGAAGTACTTTTATCGGGTTCCGGCAGTGTTTCTTCTCGAAAACCTAACCTATACCCCCAAGAAGGGATGGGTCGAGAACCTATATCTGCCTCGCTACAAAGTGGCTGCTCTGACCAACATGAATGTCAAGTACGACCAGAATGGAACTTTGATTACACACGAAGAAATCGAATCGCTCAATACACAGTCTGCGGCGTTCAAATCACCCGTCAAGATTGAACTATCGATGACATTCGAAGAACTGAACATCCTGACCCGCGAGGACATGACCGAACCCAATAAATTCTTTGAAGGCGATACGACCAAAGGATACTACTAATGTACTTCAAGAATTTTCCACAGGTCAAGTATTCATTTCAGGGTTCATCAAATCAAAGCCAAACTGCTGTAAATTTGATGATTGCCGCCAAATTTGTCGATCTGTTCCCGGAACGCAGCACAAAATGCTACATCGATTATGTGATCAAAGATGGCGAAATGTCCGAGCACGTCGCGCAACGGGTTTACAACAAACCAGATTACAACTGGATTATCCTACTCTCAAATACCATCTACAATCCATTCTTTGATTGGCCCATGAGCCAAGATCAGTTGGAATCGTATGTGTCTGATAAGTATGCTGGTTCTACCCTGTTTTTTTCGTGCATTGGTTCGACAGCGGCCACATTTCAAAGATCCAGCAATAGCACGTATCTGACACCGGAACAATCTTCATTTGTCGTGGGTAATGAAGTGACACAGCAGCAGGATAGCATTAGCGTCACCGGTACCGTGGCCGAATGGGACCCAACATATCGCAAATTGGTGGTAACAGATGTAGAGGGTGGCGCATTCTCCCGCGAATATGCGGTGAATAGCGACAACAGCGAAGGTGTGGCGATGAAGACCACGCCTATTCGCACATTGAGTCAAAATACAGACGCTGTTCACCATTTTATCGACGATTTCAACAACATTCTCGATCCATATGCCAAAATCAACTACTATGAATATGACGATCGAAAGGTATATGCGACTGAAAACATCTTCTATGATAACCCGGACGGTATCCCGTCCAGCACATCAAGCACAAGCAGCAACGACTTTATGCTCAGCAAGTACATTCATGGCGGCATCGATTCGTACGCAATCACCAATAGAATGCACGAAACCTACAACAATGACAATCGGCGCAAGATCAAAATTTTGCGCCCCGAATACGCCGCAACTCTAATCGCAGACATTGAAAAGGTGTTTAAGTAATGGCATTTGAGGGTAACGACAAACTACTGAACCCCGGTGAATTTGTCATTGAAGAATTGCTATTGACTTCGTACAATGGCACCATTGTCGATTTGCGTAATCACTTTGTTGAGTTGGTAATCAACGAAAGCATGGATCGCGCATCTTTGAGCGGATTTGTGGTTCTGGCCGATAACCTCAACTTTACACGACATATTCCCCTGATTGGCAACGAAAAACTGCGCATTCGATTCAAGACTGCCGGTAGAGCCAAGGCAATTGCTCAAGAATTTCACTGTTTCAAGGTATCAAATCGCCAAGAATCGCCGGGAAACAAAAACGCTGCTGTGTACGAATTGCATTTTGTTAGCTCTACACACATATCGTCCCTCAAGACAAAGATGTCGAAGTCTTTCTATGATATGAAGTTTTCGGAAATGGCCGAAAAGATCTACATCGATGAGATGCGGGGACAGAAACAGCTTGTTGTTCAGCCGACGCACGGAAAGAAGAATTTTGTCTTCCCCTATCAGTCGCCCATCGAAGCCATCAAACGTCTCGCCAAATTGAGTCTGAGCACCGACTTGCAGGATAGTGCTTATGTTTTCTATGAAAACATCGACTACTTTTTCTTTTGCAGCTTCAACTATCTTGCCAAACAGAGTACAGTTGCGGCTACCTATAGTTGGCAGCAGCCGGGTATTTCCGGCGAACCCAATTCAACGGTGCTGAGGGATTTGGCCCAGGACTTTTTCAGAATCGAAAACTTCAAGATTCTCTCGCACAACAACACCATTCAGAATGTCGAGCACGGGCTATTTGGATCGAGTACCGTGATTGTCGATACCACATTCAAGACTACCGACTATCAGGACTTTTCTTACAACAATGACTACTACAAACTCAACACCATGCAGCAAACCGGATTGCTGCCTAGAAATGGTGACAATTTCAGCGAACACACCATGGCCAGCTATCACGTTTTGCCCCGCCAGCGATTTGGTTACGAGAACATGGAACAGATAGAAGACTACGAGGCAACATATCTACAACGCCGGGCATACATGGCTCAATTGGCGAATACAAGAATAAGCATCGTGGTGGCGGGTGATTCGAGCCGCCGCGTCGGTGAAGCCGTCAAAGTCAATATCCCTAGCATCGAACCCAACCAAAAACTCTCCGATTTGCACGATCCGTACTTGTCGGGGGTGTACATCATTACCCAAGTTACCCACATTGTTCAGAAGAATCAATACAAGATGCGCTTGTTTCTGGAACGCGATTCGCAGAATACAGCATTTCCAGAAGTCAAGACCACGGAGTACAAGCTATGATCGACAATATCATGGGAACATCTGGGTTTATTTGGTGGCAGGGCGTGGTCGAAGACAACAATGATCCCCTCAAACTTGGTCGATGCCGAGTCCGAATTTTCGGGTGGCACAACCCAAATACACAAGAAATTCCGACCGAGCAGTTGCCATGGGCCGTCTGCGTCATGCCGGTCACGAGTGCCAGTACCAGTGAAGTCGGCATGTCTCCGACAGGGCTAGTCTGTGGTAGTTGGGTCTTGGGGTTTTTCCGAGATCCCGATCTATGCCAACAGCCCGTAATTCTTGGTAGCATTCCAGGAATACCTCTTCAGAAAGGTGTGGCAATTGGCGACGGCTTTGCCGACCCATCTGGAACTTATCCCAAAACTACTCACTTGGGTGAAGCCGATACAAGCAGATTGGCTAGAAACGAAAAAATCGAAGACACCATCGTCAATACAAAACGAGAAACCGTGGTTTCGGATGTGGTGGCCGCTCTTGACGACGAAACATGGAATGAACCACCTACATCATACGATGCGGTCTACCCAAACAACCATGTTCACCAAACTGCCGCTGGTCATGTTCAGGAATTTGACGATACACCCGGTGCCGAAAGAATTCATACCTATCACCGTTCGGGTACATTTGAAGAAGTGCATCCAGATGGAACTGTCGTTCGCAAAATTGTCGCCAAGAACTACGAGATCATTCTAGATGACGAGAGAGTATTGATTCGTGGCAAGAAAATTCAGAACATTCAGGATGATACGGCTGTCAAGCTAGAAAGAAATCTGAAAATTGAAATTCAGGGAGACGCCTTCATTTATGTGGCAGGAAACTCAATTTCACAAACAGATGGAGATCACTACCACAAAGTAAAGGGCACATACAGTGTAGTAAGTGAAGGTAACATGACATTTCTGGCTCCTCGCATCGATCTCAATCCTAGTGGACGCTCGCCCGATGATATCGGAGGAATCGTGTGATCACCTATCAAGAGTTCATCGAAGAAAATTCCCGAAGACAGCCCGAGACACAGACGGTCACCGCAAACTCCGACTCGGGTGGCCTGTATGTTCAGGCTACCGCTCCCACAGGCGCAACCGAGCGCAGTTTGTGGTTCAATACAAATCTGCAAGATTCTAGACTTTATGTGCGATACGATAACAATTGGATCGGAATTCGCACCTAAATAGTTCACATTCCAGGATAAAAAGCAATGCCAACAACCGGCGATCTAATCAGTCTCAACCCACTTGTATTGACCGATACCTTCAATACGTGGTTGAACAGAACAAACCAAATCGTTGACAGCATCAATCCTCTTCAGGTTTATGATGTAGACGTCGGAGTTGGTAGCACAACCTCCGAATCGGGAGCCGGTCTTGTCAAATACACGGGCGAGGACGCGGGAAACTACAATGGTGTCATCACTATTGGATTGAATCCCGGACCCGGCATTGGATACGAGACGATTGGCGGACAATCAAGAGCAATTGTCGATTTTCAATTGTTTGACGATTACAATCGAGCATTGTCTGGTACCGGCGCAAGCGGGTCGGCCACGCGTGTTGCTGCCAGTGACGAATTGATCATCAATGACGTAAGCGACACAACTACAAGTGCCAGTGGAACAGCCAAAAAGGTGCAGGCGCGTCACATGCTGCCTCCCGAATTGGTCATGGATAGTCTAACGATCAGTGGTAACGTCGTAATCATGGGCAGCCTTAGCACCATGGGCGATACCGATTTCATCGCCAGCAACAATCTGAGAATCGAAGACAAGCAAATTGAACTGGGCTATCAACAGGCCGCCATTCTGGGATTGACCGGCGTAACAGGTGGCACCTTCTTTGCCGCAAACGGACCGACCGCATACTACTTCACCGCATCGACCGGATTGACACCGGCATTTTATGGCCACGTGCAAAGCTACACAGGAGCGGCTGGTGGACCCACCGCCCAGATGTGGTTTGGTAGTTTGTTTCAAGATCCATATGGTGCCGAAGATGTTGGAGCGACTGGCTATATCAGCTTTAGTCCTACGGGCGCACCTCGCTACCTCTTCAACACAAATGCTGGTGTAACCAACTCGTTTCTTGGCAATGCCTCGCTAGATGAGGGTGGTATCGTTCTCAAAGGCTCGGAAGGCGACAAAAGCCTTTTGTGGATCTGGACCGACAACGACAGCGGCGCATACTATGATGGTTGGATGAGCGCAAGCAACCTGGGTGTCACTGGCAACACCAATGCCATCATTTCCAGAGTATATCGCTCATACGGATACGATGGGGTATCTAACTCCGAATTCATCTTTACTGGTGAAAGCACAAAAAATACAGATATCTACCTAGCCGAGACACTGAGTTCTGTCGCTCCATTGACCTTTACGGGAGGATCTTGGAAATTCAGTAGAGGCTCGTCCAATAACTATTTGAGTGTGTCAGTTGGAAGCACTGGCATTAGCTCAATGAGCGAAAGCTTTGTTATTGCTCCGGGTGCAAGCGGGGTAACTTACGCCGGTATCACCGCATACAACTTTGCCAGAAAACTCAATGTTGATATGCTTGACGGTGCCCACGCCGCTACATCATCGGCAGCCTACACCATTCCGGTAGCCGATGCTTACGGTAAAATTGATCCAGATTTCGTCAATGCGGATTCGGTTCGGAGAAGATATACACAAGCCGGTCACGGTCTGACTGCCGGATTGGCTGTTCGATATGATGCCAGTGCAGGATTTACGGCTGCTCTGGCCACCACTCCCGAATTGGCGGAAACGATCGGCATCGTCAGCACGGTTCACTCTGCAAACGAGTTTACGGTCACTCACCAAGGTCGCATCACCGGATTGTCTGGCCCACTCATGACTGTAGAGGGAGTTGGGTTTACGGCTGGAAATGTGTATTTTCTTGGTGCCAGTGCATCACATGCCGGTAAATTCATCTACGATCCAGATTATGCCACGGCAACTCGAATTGCAGTCGGCCAAGTGCGAAAGCCCATGCTGATTGCACTGAGCGCAACACACGGTTATGTTCTAAATCACTCCGGTTCACAAGTTCCGGAACCAACAGATGAGGTGTACTTGTCGGGCTTGGTTCCCGTTGGTACTATTCAGGCATACGCCGGAAGTCTGAGCAATCTACCATCCGAATGGCTACTATGCGACGGTGATAGATATCGCGCTATCGATTATCCAGAACTGTACAACACCATCGGTGATAGTTACGAGGGTCGAATAACTTTCACCGCATCGGGCACAACCGGCACGATGGTCGGAGGAACTCGCAATCTTGAAGCGGGTGACACTGTTACTATCACGCCTATCGGAGGAGCAACGGCATATGCCGCGACGGTAGATAGCGCAGATAGCACAAGCGGTATTGTGACCTTCTCAGCATCTATTGCGTGCGGGGCAGGTACACACCGAATCATTGCCGATGAAAATAGCAGCGGCGAACAAATCTTCTTTGTTCCGGACCTGAGAACCAGAAGTATTTTGGGTGGTAGTACCGGATCGTCGGACTACACAAACGTCGGATTGGATCTGTACGAAATTTCAGATTTTGGGGGATCGGAAACTGTCACGATTGATGGTAGTTCGATGCCAGCCCACTTGCACAACCTAACAACGGTTAATGCAGATCTCGCCACCGGTTCACAGACTGTTGTGACCGGTATTGGTCCAACGGGCGATTCGGGTATCGGCGATCCGCTCGATACTCACACGCCATATTTGGTCGCTCACTACATCATTCGTGCAAAGGCAACCACGTATGCCACCATCCTAACAGGCCACAATCACGACGATAGTTATCACCCATTGGACGGAAATTTCACCATTGCTTTGGCTGCTACGGCACCATATTCCGAAGATGTACCCAATGGTTTCAATGTCATTGTTGATGGGGTAGTATTGGGAGCAGACGAAACCGTATTCACGGTTTTTGCTGACCCAACTCCGAGAATCAACGAAGCCAAGACCGAAGCGCACGTTCGCGGAGATTTCTCGGTATTCGCCAACGGTTTGACCACCATCGGGGCTACCAGCCAACACACTGGCGAGACGTTCTTTGTTCGCACTCACCAAAGCCGCATCGTAGTAATTGGCGGAACAGGCTCGGCACAGACACTGACTCGCCCCAACCCTTCGCTGGAATTCCGCAACGGCATCAGCGGCGGGCCTGCTATCGGATATATCTTTGGGTTGACTAGCCCATCTTCAGACGACTACGCCTCCAACAAATACTATGCCGATACGGCAGACAAGACGGTCAAGTACGTAGGATCGTCAAATTCGTGGAATGTCAAACACGATGCCCTAGCTCTTTCGCGCACCCCAACAACAATCATCAACAGCGGCTACCAGCAAAACAATGGCACGGTCAACAGCAAGTGCCAGACTACAGTATATGGCGATTTGTTTGTGTATGGTGACGGCCTGAGTGGCTCGGGCGGCAATCTGACCGGTCATACTTCGGTCACACTCGCAGTCAATCCTCGCCAGAGCGAAGTTTTGATTTCTGGTAGTGACTCTGTTTCAGGTCGTCCTACTCCAACACTCACATTCTACAATTCCAGTACCCCAACTACCAAGATTGGTACCGTTGCTGGTTTGAAAGTACCAACTGCCGACGATCAGGCAGCCAACAAGTATTACGTTGATGCAGTCTACAAAATCGAACACCAGGCTACCGGTCCCAATGGCCTGCTTGGTACTACCGGTATTGGGCCATGGGATAGTCAAACTGATCTTGGCGGTAACATCCAGAACGGTATTTGGTATGTCAGTATTCAAGGAACTTTGGCCAACAGCGTCAGTAGTGGTGACGCTTGCACAATTGATGTCAACGGAAAAACCATCAGAGCGTACGCTAACCCAAGTGGCGGCGTAAATCGCGCACCCATTCACTTTAGCACCATCATCGAAGTCGATGCCAATACCATCACTCTGCAAAATGCCCTGAATGACACAGATCCATGGTATGTCCAGCGCATAGTGGCCTTCAAAATCGGCGGTCAACTTGTCGAAATCTTGGGTAACTCGTAAGAGGGAGTCCGCATATGGCTACTTACAAAGACATCTTCATCGATCAGGGTAGTACATTTTCCAAAAGCTTGACGGCAACAGACGAAACCGGTGCAGTCTTGAGTATTACTGCCGGGAGTGGATATACAGCTACCGCTAAAATGCGCCGAAGCTACTATTCGGATTCCTCAACATCTTTCAATGTCAGTATAACCGGAGCCACCGGAAACATCACATACAGTCTGGGACCGACTGGAACGGCTGCTCTAAAGCCGGGTAGATATGTATATGACATTGAACTCGAATATCCAACAGGGAAAATCGTTCGGCAGCAGCAAGGAATAGCACACATTGATCCGGAAGCCACTAAATAAGCGAGAGACAATGTATGCCACCAGTACCATTCAAGAGATTTCTCAGCGAAACTGATCTACCGGCTCGTTTTTCTATTGACACTAGCGTAATTAGCGAAAGTGCAATGCGGTCTTTGTTGTTTGGCAAACCCAACAACGAGTACTGCCTGATTATTCCCCACGACTTGCGCTCGAAGAAATTCCAAGATTCAATTCAAGAAACTTTTGGCCAACAAGACTATTCTCTTTATCCATTGGCATGCCGCGACAAAAAGCAAGTCGGAAGACTATTTGTTGTGTGTAAAAAGGCGAATACTCCCTCGATGGATTTCAAAGAGATGGTGACGGATGCGTACTATCATCTGAAAAATTTCAGCGTGGTTCATGCTCTACCATCTAGCATGTCCTTTCTGCACAGAAAGAATCTGGATAGATCTGATCAATCTCCGAGTCTCGTGGCTTTTGAAGGTTATGTGCATGCGGTGCATGCGAGAACCGTCAAAATTTGCGGTCTAGAAGTAGCACTAAACGAACAAGCGGTTGGTGTATTCCGAAAGCAAAACTTGATTTCATATCCGCTGTCTTCACAAGAACTGAGAACCGCGAAAAACTGGAAAAACATCTGAAATGCGCGTAGACGCATGCCCACAAGTATACCTAAAACGCAAACTTGGGCCATATGAGTATGGTTGCAAGTTTTTTTGCGTAGCCGAAAACGAAATACATCATCCGTCAAATTATGAGTTGGACGATGATGGCCAAACTTTTTTGCACCTAATCGATGAATGGGGTGAGAGTTTGGTTGTTCGCGGAACGGCAAAGTCCTTTGTCGAGCATTTTGTGTTTCCCACTGTTCTTGACGATACCACGGAAAACGTGCAAGAAGCCGTAATACCTTCGATCCCGGGCCCACCTGGTCCTTGTGGTCCCATCGGGCCCAAGGGAGATCAAGGAATACCAGGAGACAGGGGGGAACGCGGTGATGTTGGCCCACAAGGTCCAGTGGGACCAATGGGTCCGCAGGGTAAACCGGGCTCGAATGGAAACGACGGCCAACCCGGATTGATGGGACCACAGGGTCCAGCGGGAGCCACCGGGCAGCAGGGTGAACGCGGATTACCCGGAAGCGACGGCCAAATTGGTCCCATTGGACCCATGGGACCGCGAGGCGAACCAGGTCCCCGGGGTGAACCCGGAATAGATGGTCGGGATGGTTTGCCCGGCCCTCAAGGTGAACGCGGATTGCCGGGCAAAGATGGTAATCCGGGATTGGATGGTCGCCCCGGCGAACCCGGACCGGCAGGAGATATCGGTCCTGTTGGTCCTGTGGGACCACCGGGGGAACGGGGTCTTCGCGGAGAGCCCGGTATACAAGGTGAGAGGGGCATTCCGGGTGAACGCGGACCGCAAGGTGAGAGGGGCGAGAAGGGCGACACCGGACCCAGGGGCGAAAGGGGAGAACCGGGAGAATCTGGTGTAATATCCGCACAGTATCCACTGATTTATGATGCTGGTAAAAGAAGTCTCAAATTCGATCAAAGAGTACTTCAACCAAGAACCACAGGCGAATTGCACTCTTCTGGTGGCGGAGTCGGAGAAGCTTTCAAGAATGTGCGAGTGCCCGGTCAGCCCGGACTTACTGCCGTGGCATACACAGCAGAAACTCTCACCATTGAAGCCGGTGAGAATATCACTCTTTCTACAAATCCGACAAGCAATACGCTTACGGTATCGGCATCACTCACGGGATCTGCTTCGGTATCTCGTGTCAATGGGCAAACCGGCTCGGTCAATACAATCGAAGTGGGGCTAACGGCCCCAACATCTGGTAACTATATCGGTAAATTCTGGTTTGATTCATCGTCTGCGAAGCTTTACGTTTACTTTGGAGATAAATGGATTGGTGTTGGATGAAATGCATCTCAGAAAATACTTTAACTCAGTTGACCCTTTGAAACATAAATAGCCAATATGCCAGAACTATCTTTTCCAACCAACCCCAATGACGGTGACATTTACGCTCCGAATGGAGCAACTCAAGATTATTGGGTATGGAACAATACGGGTGGATTTTGGCAAAACGTCGAAGTGGACGTTTCTCTACTAAATGGATTGAGCGGGGCTGTAGAGATTACCGCAGGAAGTAACGTCACAGTTACTTTGGATGGCCAGTATATACGCATTTCGTCCAGTGGCGGCGGTGGTGGCGGTGGCACCGGGGCTGGGTCAACCGGACCAACTGGGCCTACAGGCTCAACTGGACCCACGGGGCCAACTGGGCCAACCGGAACTCAAGGTATCGCTGGACCTACGGGTCCCACGGGTGTTGCTGGTTCGGCAGGACCCACGGGGCCAACCGGACCAACTGGGCCTACAGGCTCAACTGGACCCACGGGGCCAACTGGGCCAACCGGAACTCAAGGTATCGCTGGACCTACGGGTCCCACGGGTG